ATAAGCTGCCGCTTTTTCTGCTGATAAATCTACCATGTCGCCTCGGACATGCTTCTTGCCGTCAATAAACAGCGCACCGATAGTTACCTTATACATACTGAGTCTCCAAAAAGAGGGGGCCGAAGCCCCCTATATGTCACTTCGATTAAGAAGTTGTGCAGTCAGCGATCATGCCTGAAGCCTTCTCATTCTTACAAACAAGAGTAAGCTCAGTGGTAACCTGACGTGTAGTCGCATCACCAGTCTTCGCGAGTGCGATGTTCTTGGTTGGACGAAGAACACCAACAGCCCACATATCGTCTTGCATAATGAAGACGTCACGCGAACGATTCTCTCTCGATGGAATGAATTCAACGCTACCCCAGGGCGTAATGTAAACATCCATGTGCTTGATTACGCGCTCATCTTCGGCTTTGATAGTTGAACGCTGGTTGTTGTTACCAGTAAAGCCAAGAGCTACATTCATCTGGAAAGCTGACAGGTAAACAGAGTCAGGGTTTCCACCTTGCTCCCAGATTGACTGCATTACGGTGTCAAACTTAGCTTGAGAAAACGCTGTCAGAGCAGTGGTTTCATCAGTACGTGCGTCAGTACCGTCACCAGTGGCGTCAGCACCTTCGTTAGCACCGAAGCTAGTGTTGGTGATAAGCCATGCAGGAGCGCCAGCAAGCTCACGTGCCGCACTGGCGCTGCCAGTTACTGCCGCGTTGTTAGCAAAAAGAGCCTTCTCAATATCGAGCTTCTGCTCTTTTGCAATCTTGAGTGTCTGGTACGCCATTTCAGCAGACCGACCCGCTTTGTTCAAACCCTCGTCAGTGTCAGGAATGACAACCGCGTTCTTAAAGATTTGAGTTCGATTTCCTAAGCGAGTAGTCGCTACGCGAGCTTCAGCAGTAGTCGCATCTCCCTCGATATGGGCATTGGTAGTTGAAGAGCGCAGAGCGTCCGTTTGCCACTCGTGGAAAGTTGCAGTCGCTTTGACTTTTGCACACCTAGAGTAGAAGGGCGTTTCTTCCGGCGATACATCGTAGATCACGTCGGACAAGTCCTCACGGATACCGACAGCATCATAGCTGTCAAAAGTGTTGGTTGGCTGTGCCATGGTTAATTACCTCTCATTAAGGATTAAGCTCATTGCATCTTTGATGCTGCCTGAGCGTTTTAGTTTCGATCTAGCTTGTCTTGAAGAGTCACGGTTTGACGCTGTCTTCTTGGCACCCGGTTTAACAGTACGCTTTGGCTTTGCCTTAGCTTTCTTGATTGCTTGTTCCTTGCCGCCTTGTGCCGCCCTGTATTGGATGGCGTCGTGCAGTACCCGGAGTACACGCGAATCAGTCACCGCTGCGATCTCTTGCGGGTCAAACCCGTAGACATCTTGGCTTACCTTAAACATATTGTTGCGAAGACCTTCGGCCTTCTGCGGGTCCGCAAAGTCAGGAATAGCCTGCCTCAACGTCTCCATTTCTCTTTGTAAATAAGCGTTCCTAGCTTGCAGCTCCGCTTGGGAATTGCCTTCTAGTGCCTGCTGAACCTCAGCGATCCTCTGCTGGTATTCATTAGCCTCCCGGTCGTACTTCATTTTCGCTTCCATATAACCTACTGGGTCAGACGAAAATTTCTCTTCACTAGGGGGCACAGGGGCTGACGGTATTTGCATGTTTTGCACTTGGGCAAAAATAGCTTTCGCTTGCTCGCGCTCATTCAGGAAATCACCTGCAATCTGCTCAAACTGCTTGCGCATCTCGGCAACTTGCTGCATTCCCTGCTGGACATATTGCTGACCGCTGTATCCTTGCTTGAGATCCTCTAGGGTGACCGTCTTCTCAATACCGTCAACTTTGACAGTAAAGGTTTCAGGCTCCTCTGGATCGGCTTCCTCAGCGTCCTCGTCGTAGTCCTCTTCTACCTCGTCATCCTGTTCTGGCTCATCAACCTCCTGCTCCTCGTCCTCGTAGTCCTCTTCAGGCGCCTCAGCGACTTCTTCAGGTTGCTCTTCGGTCTCGGGTTGTATCAGTTGGCTTATAGCCGATTCGATGCTGCCATCGAATGTCATTTCGTCAGTCGTATCCACGGTACTGATCCTCGCTCTTGCTGTTTGTCGAACATCGCCTCATCCGTAAGGATGACTGCCATGCGATCCTCGATCTTCGCTAACGCTCTCACTATGTGATGCGCTTCTTCCCGGTCCTGACATGAGGAGTGCGGGTTTAGAAAGACGTTGGCTGCGTCTTCTCTAATTTCGTCTACCAGCGTGTTAAATGCCTCGTCTTGCTGGAGGCGCTTAACGTGCGCTGCTCGATCTTTTATGTTCAAAACGTGCTACCTACTGCCGCTTGTGCTGGCTGCGCTTCTGGATATCGTGGCTCGTTCTGTAGCTGCTTGATGCGCTCTACGTCCACCGCAGTGCCGTACTTGCCGATAATCTCTGCCGCAGATAGCAATAGGTCTTGATCCATCTCATCGCGCTTACGGTCGTCTTCGGCAATAGCCTTCTGCGCCTCTAACTGTAGCTTTAATTGGTCAGTCTGCATCTTGGCCTGAGCTTTGATTTGCTCCGCCTGCAGATACGCTGCATTAGGATCTGCCTGCTGACCCTGCTGTGCCTGCTGCTGTTGCTGCATCATTTGCTGCTCGATCATTGGGTCCATCGGTGCAAAGTATCGATCTGAGTTTCGGACTCCATTGATAGCCAAGATGTCAGACAAGGTATTTCTAATGTTGGTTAGAGAAACCATGCCATTACCCGGGCCATACGTCTGGAATATTTGTATTTGCGTCTGGAGCGCTTGGTTTAGTACGGCGACCTTCTGATCCTCTCTGCCTGTACCCAAGCCGACATTGATAGATACATCCATCGTGCTGTTCCATGACCGGGGATCAACAGGCACGTAGCTGTTGCCTTGGAAGCGCATCATCTGCTCCTCGTCTACGTTCTGCGTCATGCACTGCAGCATCAGCTTAAACATCTGACGCATGCCACCTTCTGCAAGGTTGCGCGCCATGACCTCTATCTGAGCCGCCTGAGCCTGCACAGTGGCGTTTACGGCTGTAGCAGTAGTTGACTGTAGGCTGTCAGGAGAAAGCCCTGTAGAGGCTTTTGTGACGCCTGTCTTGTCTTCTACCTGCTGGTCGAAATACTGCAAAGCGCCGAGAGTCTGACCTGCCACAAACGGAACTGATTGCGGCTGTATTGTGCCGGCCTGCTTCACACGGATGACACCGCCGATCTCATTGTTCAACAGGTCATCGATGTTTACCGCGCCGTCTACTACCTCAACACGTGGGTTGTTAGTTAGTGCCACGTTATCCAGAACACCGCGCAGCATAGCTGTAGCAGCGTCTTGATCGTTAATGATTAGGTCTGCAACAGACCGACCGTAGAATGTGTGCGGCTCAGGATCTACCTCAAAGACAGCAAACGGCAGGTGCGAGCATGGCTCGTAATCTAATAGCTTGTATTTGTTGCCACCCAAGACAACCTTGTGCATTTGAGCAACACCAGTGCCCTCGACGTCGATCTTCATGTACGCCTCAGTAATCGCAACTAGGCGCATTGAGGGGTCTTGTACGTCCTCGTCAGAGTAATCTGACTCGTAACCACGGCGCTCATACTCTTCAACTTCTGAGAAGGTGTCAGAGTGCTGCAAGCCACTCAGATCATATACTTCCTCATAATCATAGCCCATAGCCACCAGGTCACTAACACGCATCTCGGTACGATGAGCAACACAGTAATAGTCATCGATAGAGCGCGAGTTGCGATCAATAAAAAACTCTTCTGGGGGGACGCTTTCAATGCACATCTTGCCGCGTTCCATTGTTCGAGAAATCTTGAGGTCATGGATAGGATTGTCAACCTCCATCCCAGACTCGTCGATTTCGATAGAAGTACGGGCGGTGTGCTTGATAACCTCGACGTCGGGCTCGTTAACAAGCAGGGTGAACTCCATGTCGTTGAGGTCTTGGAAGTCATAAACCTCTTGTTCTTGATACATGTCCCAATAAACTTTAACAATTCCAGACTTCTTAACCAGGGCGTCATGAAAAGCATCGTTAAGCACTCGATATCCGTTTAGCTCATTAAACTGGTAGTGCATGTACTTTGTAGCTTGCTCTGCAGCCTGCACGTCTTCTGTTCCACGTGGAACATATTCAACAGGCTTGTCAGTAGATAGAAACACGCGCATTAAAGATGGCTTAATAGCACGGATAGTATCTCGAACTTTCGTAGCTACCACCTTTGATCGACCGTCTTCCTCACCGATATCGACCTCTCCATCGAAGTATCTTTGCGCCTTGATTCGGTCCTCAGCAATCTCGGACTCACAGAAATCAACAGCGTCTTGAACAGCCTCGCGTGCGATGCCTTCGATCTCTAGGTCTGTCATTGGTTTTAACATATTAAAGCCCCATGCCTGCGCGTACCTGCTCGCTCATCTCAACACCTGCCGGCACCAGTGATCTCTGCAGAACTTGATTTACATAATTTGCTTTGGCCTCAGTGATCTGGCCTTTTTGCATGGCCTCAGAAACATAAGATAAGGCAATCTCAGCATCTCGGCCGCGCTTAGTTGTTAAAGCCTGTGCCACCTCTGTCAGTATGTCATTCCTGCGCGCCACCATAGCCTCGTCGGTCATCCCTGTGAGGGCCTGGATTACCTTCTGTCCTGCCTGTAATGGCTCACCACGGAGAGCGCTACCGACCATGCCTAGACCGCTAATTTCTTCGATGTCCTTCATGATCTGCTGGCGTATAGCCGTCGCGCTGTTAGGCGCCACGTTGGCCTGTAACTCTAGCGCTGCACGAATCTCATTTAGCTTGGTGTTAAGCTGGCCGTATCTCTGTGGCGTTAGGATCATCTGTAGCTTCTGCCGGTTGGCGCCGCTCGATAATTGGCGTAGTAGTTTGCGTGCTTCTTCAATTGAACCTTGGTCGCCGGAAGATATAGATGTTTTGACGTTAGCCATAAGTTCATCAATCTGGTTGCGCACGCCTAAACGCAGAGCATCTATTTCGGTCTTAGAGGCGCCTCTAACGGCCTCCGTAAGCTCGTCTCGGGTAATCCGGTCATTAAGCAAAACATTGCCAAGCTCGCCTGCCTGGCGCTCTCGTATGGCATTCCCACCCATAGACACAGCACGGTCGTAAGATGGCACCGCGCGACCCAGAGCGTCACGTAATTTGCCTGCCACTATATTTAGGTCTGCACCTTTTCCGGTAGGTCGGCCAAACTTGTCTGTGTACTGGTCAGAATATGCGATCCTCTGCATAGCACGTTTCAAGAAATCAAGCTGAATAACGTTTGGCATCTCTTGGTAATCAATGCTGCCGTCGTCGTTGATCGTCGCTCTAATCTGTTGGTTTTGGATGCCTTGCAACTGCATTACGTCGTTGGCTTCTTTAAACGCAGTTCGTAACTCGTCTGCCGGTACTCGCCTTATTAAGTCTTCAATTTCCAAGCCCGCAGCGCTTGTGTAGTTAATAGGTGAAGCGTACGCTTCTGCGTACGACAATCGTGTCATTGGCGCATACCGTGCCGCCGCCTGCTCTGCTGCTGTTCTCATTCCAACAGGCTCAGCACCCAAAGCTCGGGTCATAGCGCCACTGAGTTGCTCAGACTGCTCTGCAGCGCGTTCTGTTACAGCGCCTCGACCGACAGTAGCTGCCTCGCCGCCTGATGCGATTACAGCATCCAATAGCTTTGCCGTAGCAATGTCTGCGTCAGCAATCATGCCTTGATCGCCAGCACGTCGTATGTTTTGTAGCGCATCTTCGAGTGAGCTACCTTCTCGTGACAGCGTTTGGCCTATAACCATCGCTGCCTCTTTTGATATTCCTAACTCACTTGCGACTTTGCGAGCGGCTGCGTCTAGCCCTGCAGTGCTAGTAGTGCCTTTTGTAAACATCCCTATGAGACCAGCCATTCCGCCGCCAAGCACTGCGCCAGTAATTCCGGTAGGTATAGCTTCTCGGCCTCTTTCAAAGACATCGCCTTCTGCCGCGCCAAACCCGCTTACAGCAGCCTCAGAGCCACCAAAAAGCGCTCCTCGACCTAAAGCTCCAGTAACTGTTGCAGGCACTGTGCCGGGCGCTAAAAGGCCGGTCATTGCCGCCGATCCCATGCGGCCTACAGCGCTAAGAATGGGATACTCTTCCTCCGTAGCCCTCTGCAAGCGCTCTACGCGCTCTCTACCCATCGGGCTAACAGTTCCTACAGCTTCCGGCAAAAACTCGCCAACGTAGGGGATGCCTTGGGTTATTTTAGCTGCAGCAGCAGAAAATGGTTGCGTGCTCACCATCTCTTGCCTTATTTCAGACTCGGCTAGTTGTCGCGCTGTCTGACCTTGCTCTGCTTGCGCAACAATATCAGCGATTTTTGCAGGATCAGAGGTGCTGTAACCTGGAGATACGAAAAACTGCTTACCCTCACGCTCTACTAAACGACCACCGGCTACCTCTACAGAATCGGCCGCTACTGGCGGTTTCTTTTTTCTTTCCTCGATGATCTCTGACACGCTAGGCATTACTGAGCACCTCTCATAGCAGCCGCGCCTCGTGGGTCATGCTCTGCGTACCAGTCCATTAATATTTCGGAGTCTGACTTGCCAGCTGCCCTGTTAGCAGCAACATACTCTTCCAGCGTTACAGGATCATCGCCTTTGTAGATAACGGAACCAACTGTCTGACGCATAATATTGACGTTACGCATTACATTTACGTCGGTTGCGTCAAAGCTTCTGTTAGTGCTTGCGTATGATCCTATCAGCGCGTCTCGAAGGTTACGCGAGTTCATATAGCTGATAATTGCGTCGTTAGCTGACTTTTGCTGACCAAGACCCGGCAAGAACGTCTGCGTAAATCTGGCGTCGAAGTCTGTCTGTGGACCTTTGTTTTGTCGAAGCTCTGCCGCTACTAACTGACTAGCGATAGCATCTACAGCCTGAAGACGACCAAGCTCTTCTGTGTCTACTTGAACTCCTAGCCTGTCAGCTAATCCGAGAAGGCTCTTTTTGGTTTCTGCAAAACCACCTGTCTCAATGCCTGATAATGCACGTCCTAACTGGCCTATTGAATTTAGCTGCGCACGCGCATTAGCACCGGTGTCTGTAACCTCTTTGAATGCAACAGGAAGCTGCTTCATGGCAGCCTCACCTGCAACATCAGGCGCTGGAATGTTTACTGTAGTTCCTGATTCTTTCATCTGCAGGAACTGTTGATAACTTAGCTCTGGGTTTTGTGATCGTGCGAACATGTACTCTTGCAGAATAGAAGGCGCAGCCGCAGGCTTACGGAACATCGCTTTAAGAGCCTCGTTGCCTACACCAGGAACTTTCTCGATCAGCGAAGCTACTTCTGGCTGGCCTTGCTGTCTAAAGTATTCAGCAGTCATGTTAGCTTGATCCGCCTGCTGGCGTCGTGCTTGTATATCTCGCCCGCGCTGCATTTGGCTTTGAATAAATGCCTGATTAGGGTTTAACGTCATAGACTGCAGGCCGGCAGCTAGACGTGAGCGCACCGCTGGATCTTGCAAAGCATCCATAGCGCGACGACCTAACTTAGATAGCCCACTAACAAACGGATTAGGTGGACGGCTACCGGGTGCTGGACCCACAGCCTGTAGAGGCTGCATCGCCTGCTCTCTGGCAGCTATGAAACTTTCTTGGCTTGCCTGAGCCTCTGGCGTCATAGAGGCTGCTAACAGAGCATTCGGAGAGCGCATCTGTTGTAGGCGCTCCATCTCCATCATCATTCTTCGCTCTTCTGGTGTCATGCGCCCATCCCCATAGCCTTCATAATTTGCATGATCTTTGACATCTTATCCTCTCGGCTCTGGTTAGAGTCGTAACCCATAATGCCTGCGCCGTACTGCATCTGTGGGACAGGAAGTTGCTGTAATAGACCGCCGCCCATTTGCACTGGCATAACCTGAGTGTTCATTTGCTGACCAGCCAAGCCCTTAGCCGCATTGCCGAGGCGATCCTTATCTGCGAGATGCTTTAGTAGCTCATCGAGTAGACCTGGATCTTTTTGCTGATCAGTTGCGACCATCTCAGCCCCCAAATGCTAGTGAGAGGAAATCGAACAAGCCCGGGCTGCGTGACGTTGTCTGTGTCTGCGGCACAGGAGTCGCACCTAACGCAGAAGCTAAGTACCCCAGCGAACGCTCTGGGAAAGATGAGTAGCCCTCAAACTGACCGCGCGCCTGATCGAATATCTGCTGGTTAAGCATCTGCTGTAACGCGCCTTGTTGCGCCATATCTTGCTGTAGGTTACGGCCCATGCCAAACGCTTGCTGTGCTAAACCACCAAGCTGACCTGCCGCTGCAAGTCTTTGGCCAGCGCCGGTAAGTCCTGCGCTTTGATTCGCTAGGTCTGCACGCATTGTGTTAGCAATGTCCTGACCAGCCATTTGTTGAGCATTTTGGAATCCACCAAGACGTAAATTAGCGGCTGTGCGTGCTGCTTGCTGCATTGCAGCCTCATTAGCCTGTGACTCTAGTATTGCTGACCGTGAGCCACCGAATGCACCTGCACGCTGCGCTTGCGAGGCCAGTTGATTAGCTTGCATTTGACGCGCTTGCTCAATGTCTCCAAGCGACTGTTGAACTACGGTTTGCTCAAACGGATTAAAATATGGGTTGAGATCGGTTTGTCCGATTTGTCCGGCTTGCACTTGTGCTGGCTGGTAACCCATGCCTACTGCAGTGCCAAGCATGGCTCCGGTTTGACCCTGCTGAGCCTGCTGGAATACGTTAGGAGCTACTTGACCGCCTCCTTTGCCGCCTGGCGCTGGAGCGACACTACCTGTGGTGCCCATCTCTGGGTGTCCAGTAGTGCTCATGGTAGGTGTTAGTGGTGTCATTACGAGCGACCTCCTCTAAAAGACGGCATAGAACCGCCGCCAAGCACTGGATTGCCAAACTGCGAAGGTAAGTAACCACCCATAGGGCCAGTCGGCGCAAGTAGTCCGCCAGCTTGTGGTCCAGTAAATAATTGACTGAATGATGCGGCTTGTGCCGGCTGGTTAGCAGCAAGTTCTGATAGTGCCTGCTCAAACATTTGACCAGTTCCGTAACCCTGGATGCCTCCGAAGTCCTGCGCCTCTGGCATGCCTGCGGTAACGTCCATCTGTGGAGCCAAACCAAAGGCTGCAGCAGCGTCTGCAGTGGACTGCATGGCTTGTGTCTGCATAGGAGTGAAGGCGGCTACAGAAGGCCCATAATAAGGCATGTAACCGACCTGCGCTAACTGCTCCGCGCGCTGTAAGTTTCGACGAGCCGGTCCTTCAATAAACTCCGGGATCTCGGTCTTTGTTGTTTGGCTTCCGCCTTTTCCGCCACCTGACATATCAGATATCCTTTCCTAGAACTGTGAAGGTCTCTTCGTAACCTTTGTTTTTTAAAACTCGTTTCCAACCCTTACGGCCGGCAATGCTCATTCCTGTGCATCCATTCATCTTTGCAAACTCGACAGCGGAATCATCCATGTCGATTATTTGTTCCATCTCGCCACCTGCAAGAAAAATGTGTAGCACTTTCTTGCGCGGGTAGTTGACGATCTCCGTTACTGCGCATCCTTTCGGCGCCGGCCAGAACTGCATCTCGCCTTTTATAATGGCCTGCACGACGTCGTCTAATGTGTGCGTGCCACCTGATAATTCTAACGCTGCCTCCAGCCAAGGCTTACAACGAATTAATTCTTCTACAACATTTGTCAATTATATCACCTATGGACGCGTATAATCGTTAAAGTCGTTGCTGGGCATACAGACTCTGTTGCGATACTGCTTGCTGCGAACGATTTTAGGCTCGCATGACTATGATTATCGGTCGCAGTAAACGCCTCTAAATAGTCATTTGTATTTAAATGGAATAGGGCTGAACGACTCACAACTGTAGTTGCGCCGTTTTGATGTAACGCCGCTCTAATAGTTGAGCCATTCGCTACGTTTGTGCCGTTAATCTTAGGCCAAAACACAAAATTTACAGTGCTTGCAGATGTAGAGTAAATTTGCGCTGTAAAGGTAATTAAAAAGTAGCCAGTGTCTTGAAAAATTATGCGCGAGCCGCTTTGCGTAAAACCTTCGTTGTCTGACCCGGCTGTGTAAGTAATCGCATACTCAGTGTCAGATGCGGTGTAAGTAAAATCACTCGACACCGTAAAGTCGCCGTGGCCGTTCGCTAGTACAACCTGCTTAAATGCACCGCCTACACTTACGACGGGGTAGCTGTTGTCGTTGTCCCAAAGCAATATGCCATCATCGCCGGCGCTGTCACCGCTGAGCTTCCATGCTAAACGTGAACGTATGCGGTTGAGATGCTCTACAAGCCGCTCGCCCCAGCCCTTCCATTCTGGGCCTAATGGTGGAGGCGCTAGGCTCATCTATTGCCGCCAGGAACAACATTTAAGCGTGGTATACCGAAGCGCCAGTTATTAAACTCAGTGCCGTTTACTCTAAGGCGTAGCTGCCGGCCTGAGAAGCGAGCGCTTGTCGGGTTGCTTGTGGTGAAAGGCCCGTGCGTAGACTCACTGCCGTTTGGATAGAATCGAGTCTTAAAGGTTAGCGTGGCTTGACCCTGCGTCTTCTCGTCAGGAATGATCTCATTTACCTTAACCACACTAGACCCAAAGACAACAGGCCCAGACTCTGCATGAGGCGCCACACCGTCGTGCGAGTATCCAATCTCGTGATTAAAGTGCTTGCCGCCATTACAGAACATAATAGGCTGTCTGAAAACGCCAGCATCAAATCCGCTAGTACGTGCGAGCTCTCCGATGTTCCAGTAGTTCTCTTTGTAGTTGTAAATAACGTAACGGTCGTTTTCGTTTGATCCGCCGCTGGGGTAGAACCACCACGCCTCGCCAAACTGCGAATTATTCATTGCAAACACTTTAGAGCGCTGTGCTGTGTTCATGTCGTTAAACACGTAATCGAGGACATCGCACTGCATTTCCTGTACTGATGACCCGTTATACATGAAAAAGCCTTTCTGACCCATCCAGAACGCGCCCTCTGCATTAGGGATGCACGCATGACGCGATATAGCGCCGCAGGAGGTGCCTACACGCTCAAACTGGAACACAAGCTGCGGTCCAATATACGTCGCTGTATGAGCGTCTGTGGTCGTCAGGATAAGGGTCTTGCCTCGCAGCCTGTGACCACTAAGAATCTCACCGTTTGTGCTCAGCTCAAAGTCGCCCGCCTCATTTGTCGCCGAGGGGGTCCAAGCGGTGTTATCTTCTTTATCGCACCACTGGACCTTCCTCGGATTGCCGCCTGCCCCTAAAGCAAATAGGAATCTCTCAGCCGTTGTAACAAGACCTAAATTAGAAGTCGGAGCATTGCTAATCTGCGCAGCGACTACACTGGTGTTTAGCTGCCACTCGTAAAGCTTACCGTCATCTACTGAGCAAGCGACCAGGTACTCGCCCCACGTATCGAGAGACCACGTCGTAGCTTCTTGGTAAACACCACTAGAGATGCGCTGCGTCCCGTAGTAGTCGGTCCCATAAAAGCCGCCACCGAAGCCAATGTTAAGGGCTGCGTCTTCTGCGCCTGCTGTAAAGCCTGCAGGGGTTATATCTGTTACAACTCCCGATGGTGAGATATGAAAAAGCTTGTTGTACGTTCCTACTGCTATTTTTGTATCGAATGAGTTGTCTACCCACCCAAGAGAACCACGCACAGGCTTGTCTAAGGTTGCACCGCTCTTAACACGCTCCTGCCAGCCGCCTATTGGCCCTAGCGAGCCGCTACGCCATCGGACGAGGTTTACGTCACGCCAACGGCCGGCGCCCTCTAGGTCAGTTCCGTGGCGGAATACGCCGGGCTGTATATCTACTGCTTCAATAGCCATTACACACCACCGTCTACCGTAATAGTGATTGTTGCTGTGTCTTGCACTGTGCTGGTAGCAACATCTTGCACCGTCACAGATAGGGTCACAGACTGCTGTATGGTGCTTGTAGTAAGCGTCCATGACTGCGCAGATGATATGGTCGTGTACTGGTTAAGTGTGCCAGTCAGTGACGATGTATCGCCTGTAGCTGTAACCCGAACTTTATAATCTGAGCCGATGCTACTTGTTGTAGGCTCAAACCAATTTGTATCGCTGTAACTTGTCAGGTTGCCTGTCGCTGTGATGGTACCGTTGGTATTCAGCCTAAATGTCGCTGACGATGTAGTGCCAACTCTACTATCAGACAGTGAACCGTTATTGATTGCGACGGCTGCGGCAGACGTGCCATAGAAGTCAGTAATGGCGATCTCGCCCGAGGCAGGCACTCCGGTTGCTGCTGAGTAATACTCAGATATAGCAATAGGATTAGAGCCACCAAACTCCGTTTGGATTTCGCTGAGAGATATTGCACCACTACTCTGCAAAGCCATTAGATAGTACCAAATGCGGTTACGTCGTTAGCTGATGTTACTGCGCCGTTTGTGCCGACCTTGAACACCTCTGTGCCGTCATAGACAAATACAAGCTCATCGATGTCTGTTTTGATTACCCAGTTACCTAAAGACAAGGTAGTTGCCTTTACATCACCTGCAGCGCTGTAAATCACGCCTTTACTGTTCACTACTGTGCCTGCCAGGGCGCCATCTAAGACGTTTACTTCAGCTGCTGATGCTGAGATAGCGTTAAGCTTGTTAAGATTGCCTGTGGTCGCTACAGAGCCGTCTAGGACGTTTATCTCAGCCGCTGTAGCCGTGACACCGTCCATGATATTCAGCTCAGCAGTAGTCGCCGTAACACCGTCTAGGATGTTTAGCTCAGTCGCTGTGGCGGTAACACCATCCAATATATTTAACTCT